ATAAAGTAAATACAGGAAGTAGTTATGATGCGACGCTAGAGAACGGAGCAACCTTTTCAACAACAGTACCATCTTAAATTATGGGCAGAAAATATGTAATCATCAACGCTGACGAAGTAGACTCCGTTGATTTTAGTAAGGTCGAGGAAACAAGCGAAAGTACTCTTAGATTCTCACTCGACGGTACAAAGACATTTGTTAAGTATGATGGTGCAAAACCTGGGTTTCTTTACGGGAAGGATACTTATACACAAGCAGAGATACTCGCAATACTAGCGACTGACGAGTGGACTCCAAGCGAACCTCTTTAAAATATATGCAATACGAAACGGCTCAAAGCCTATACACTCAGCTTGAAAACTCGCGTTGGTCGTTCTTAGATCGCGCTAGAACGTCTGCTGAGTTGACGATACCTTACGTTCTTCCGCCCGAAGGACACGGTCCTCACACGAAGTACTATACGCCTTATCAAGGTATTGGTGCTCGTGGTGTGAACAATCTAGCGTCTAAGTTATTACTCGCTTTACTACCGCCTAACGCGCCTTTCTTTCGTTTGGTCATCGACCGATACGAGCTTGAAAAAGCAAAGGCAGAAATGGGCGAGGAGCAAGGCGAACAGTTACGCACCGATCTTGAAAAAGCTTTAAGCGATGTTGAACGAGCAGTAAGTCAAGAGGTCGAAGTCGAAGCGTTTCGAGTCGGTGTGTTTGAAGCATTAAAGAATTTATTGGTTAGTGGTAACACGCTTTTATACATGCCTGACGATGGTGGTATGCGTGTGTTCCGTCCAGACAGATACGTCGTTAAACGCGATGCAATGGGCAATGTCACGCATATAGCTGTGAAGGAAACTGTTGCACCTTTCATGCTTCCCGAAGAAGTACGCCAAGAAGTTTACAAGGAATCAAAAGATAACAACTGCGACTTATACACGAGTATTGTTCGTGAAGGTGACAAGTTCATCGTTCAACAGGACGTCAAAGGAATTGTCATCGAAGAGTCGAAAGGATCGTATTCTATCGACAAGTCACCTTGGATACCTTTACGCTATACACGTATTGACGGCGAAGACTACGGACGTGGTTTTGTTGAAGAGTACATAGGCGATCTTAAATCGCTTGAAGCGCTGACTAAAGCAATTGTAGAAGGTAGTGCCGCCGCCGCTAAGGTGTTGTTTATGATTAATCCTAACGGTACTACGCGCGCGAGAACTTTAGCTGAAGCGCCTAACGGTGCGATTGTACAAGGTAGTGACGGCGATGTATCCGTTTTACAACTTAATAAGTTTAATGACTTTCGTGTAGCTGAATCGGTAAGTGCTAAAATACAAGACCGTTTATCTCACGCTTTCCTTTTGAATAGTTCCGTGGTGCGTGATGCTGAACGAGTTACAGCTGAAGAAATACGTATGTTAAGCCAAGAACTAGAATCAGCATTGGGCGGTCTCTATTCAATTCTTTCACAGGAGTTCCAACTTCCGCTTGTATCGCGCTTAATGGAGCGAATGAGCAAGAAGGATCGCCTTCCTAAACTTCCGAAGGACATCGTTAAACCTACCATAGTAACAGGCGTTGAAGCGCTTGGACGTGGTAATGATCTTAATCGTCTTGATATGTTCCTTGCTGGAGCGTCACAAGTCGTCGGTCCTGAGTCCGTTATGCAATACGTCAATGTAAGTGATTACTTTAAACGACGTGCTACCGCGTTGGGAATCGAGACCGAAGGATTGATTAAGACGGAAGAAGAAATTCAACAACAGATGCAACAGGCTCAACAACAGGAAATGATGATGAAGCTTGGAGCGCCCGCTGTAGCGCCGACTATAAACGCTATTGCACAACAACAACAAAATCCCGAAGTACAAGTTTAAAATATTATGGCTACTAGAAAGAATTTACAGTTACCTCCAAGACCTCCTAAAAGGAAACCACCTAAGAACGTAAAGGAAGCCATAGCACAGTACGAAGCTAAAGCTTTCCATTCAAGAGACGTTCCACCTACTCCCGCTGTACATAAAAAGAAAGTTCAGCAAATAAAGGATGAGTGGAAGGTTAAAGCTCAAATGGCTAAAGATGAAGCAGAAGAGAAAGCTCGTCAAAAGAAACTCGCTGAAGAAAGAAAGAAGAAACCAGCTCCTAAGAAGAAGTCAGCACCTAAACGCAGAGGAGTTTCCATTAACAGGCGTAAACCTCGACGCTAATTTTTAAACACATCCATAACAACAACCAAAAGTGAAACATCATGGCAGATTACCAAAAAGTCGAAATAAACGAAAAAGCACCTAACGAGATTGAACCCGATCAACAGCAAACAGAGACGGTTGAAGAACCTCAAGTCGAGCAAGAACGCCCAGAATGGTTACCAGAGAAGTTTAAATCAGCGGAAGACCTCGTCAAAGCCTACGGAGAACTTGAATCCAAAATGGGCAAAGGCGAACCAGTTGCAGAAGAACAAGAAGTCGAAGAAGAAGTAACAAATGAGACTGAACCATCGACGGAATCAAACGAAGCACAAACTTTAATTACAGACGCATCGAAGGAATTTTTTGAGAATGACGGTAAACTTACAGATGAAACGTATGAAGCGTTGGCTAAAGTCGGTCTTAACCGCGAGTTGGTCGATAGCTTTGCGCGTGGTCAAGCGGCTCTACAAGACAGCGAATCAACTACGATTAAAAGCGCGGCAAATGGTGAATACGATACTATGTCGGAATGGGCTGGCGAAGTGCTGTCGGACGAAGAAATGAACACTTTTAACGACGTTGTAAACAATGGAACTGTTGAACACGCCAAGCTCGCTGTAAGCGGTTTGTACGCGCGTTATAAGAACGAGACAGGTGGTCAAGGACCAAAGCTTGTCACGGGCAATACAACAGGTACATCGACAATGCCGTATCAATCTATGCAAGAAGTGAGTCGAGCAATGCAAGACCCACGATATAAAAGCGGTGATAAGGCGTATCACGCCGAGGTAGACCGTCGATTGGCGGTATCCAATATCTGATATGTTTGAACTCTTAACACTCTTTCTAACAGGCGGTGGAAGTGCCGCGATGGGAAGCGTGTTAAAGGGCGTTTTCGGCGCGTTGGTAGACGGTCGTCAACATCGGTTTGAACTCGAAATGGCAAGGGAGGCACGTAATAATGAACAAGCAGTTAAGTTTCAAGAAAGTATCAATAGCGGGGACGCTGGCGGTTTTGTCCGTGGCACTCGTCGTATGCTTGCTCTTATCGGGATGTCAACGCTCTCGTTCGTCACATGCATCACAGCCGTTTATCCAACCGTCCCACTTGTCTCCGTCACTAACATCACGGGAGAAGGACGGAACGAACTTTTATTCGGACTCATCAGTCTTCAAGCAAGCCAAGCCCCTTTGGTTGTTACAACAGGACATATCGCGCTCTTTCAAGCAACGGTAGTTCTGCCAATGATCGTGGGGTTTTACTTCACGCCTGGAGGACGAAGATAACACTTTTTTAGACGAAGCAAAAGACAGCCCCGTGCGCGGGACAACTGACCGACTAGCAACGACTAACAATACTAATACTAATATTAACTCTATAAATAGGAGAACTTAAATTATGGCTAATGGAGATACATCTCCCTCACGCGTCGGTCAGATTAATTCAAGTGGAGCGGCTGATGCCCTTTTCTTGAAGAAGTTTGCTGGCGAAATATTAACGACCTTTGAAGAAAATAATATCTTCAAACCTTTGCATACTATCCGTACTATCGAGAATGGTAAGAGCGCTCAATTTCCTGTAACAGGTATTGCTTCCGCTAGTTACTATACTCCTGGACAGAACATTGCTGACAGCGGTAACTCTTACTTGAGCGACATCAAGAAGAACGAGAAAGTCATCACTATTGACGACGTACTTCTTTCTTCGACATTCCTCAGTTCTATCGACGATGTAAAGAATCATTACGATATACGTTCCGTCTACGCTTCTGAGCTTGGTAAAGCGCTTGCTAAACGTTTCGATGAAGCGATTGCTAAAGTGTTTATCGCCGCCGCTCGTGAAGCTACAGCTAACGTTACTGGTGGAAAGCTTGGTGGAGTACTTGACGTATCTGCTAACGCGATGGGAACACCCGCTGACGGTTCTGACGACTCCGACAATACTGATCCAACTGGAGCAGAACTTGTTGCCGCGTTGTTTACCGCCGCTCAAAAGCTCGATGAGAACGACGTTCCTTCCGATGGAAGATTCTGTGTTCTTCGTCCTCAAGAGTATTACAAGCTTATCACTGGTGGTAGCGGATCGCTCGTTATCTCGACTTCTGCGTCTAATCAAGACGTTGGTGGTTCTGGATCACTTGCTTCTGGTTCTATCGCTCAGGTTGCTGGTATCAGCATCTATAAGTCTACTCACCTTCCATCGGCTGACTTGTCTTCCACCACTACAGGTGACGGAGCGGCGTCTAACGATGTGTTTGGTTCAGGCGGAAGCGGGTATAATGGTAACTTCACCAACTCGATTGGTATCGTTGCTCACCCAGCGGCTGTAGGAACTGTAAAGCTTCTTGATCTCGCGACTGAGTCCGAGTATCAGATGGAGCGTCAAGGAACTCTGTTTATTGCGAAGTACGCGATGGGTCACGGAATACTCCGTCCTGAATGTGCTATCGAATTACAGAAGTAGTCCATTCTTGTTTGGTTGTGTTGAGGGGAGCGAGGGTTTTAATTTTCGTTTTGACCTCGCTCCTCTCTCGCAATCAGATTATTCTTTAACTTTATTCTTACCTTTTATATATGGCACTTACATCGAAGCTTGAAGCAGTCAACACAATGATTGGCGTAGTGGGAGAAAGCCCCGTTAACACGATTAGTGGTACTAGTTTACCCGTGT